TTATTCTATTGTTATAGCTACTGAGTCGTGTATTAAATTCACTTTAGCTTCTAAGTCTACAAACAATTTTTTTATTTCTTTATATAGTGTTTTTAAATGATGGTCTGATAAATCTAATAACGGCTCGTACATAAATGAATTTATATGTATATTCTCAGATGTCATTAAATTAACTTGCTCCATCTTTTTAATTACATCTAATTCAGTTTTAAAGTTTTTAGTAAATTCTTTCAGCAGTTTCCATGTTTGGTCACTCTCTTGTTCTAGTCCGATAATAAATTCATTATTATTTATTCGTCCTATCATATACTGCTCTGCTTTTAACCTTATTGCAATTGACATTACTATTTTATCTTCTAAATTTACAGTTTCAGTTAAATTTTCAGATATACTATCTGCATTTTTAAATATTAAATCTATAACTTTCATTTCTTTATTATCTAGATTTAATTGTTTTTCTTTTGTCCATACATTATTATATACAGATTCTAATTCTCCAATTGTTATTTTATTTGTTCTAGATTTTATATGTAACAGATTTGTTAAAAACATATAATTATCAGAATTTTCTTCTTGTATATATTCACATATATTCCTTACAAATGTAATTGCCGATATAAAAATTTTTTCATTATTAAATACATTTTGTCTAGCATCATACTTCCAAGTATTAAATATATTTTTTATATAACCACCTTTTAGTAAAGCTATATTATTTTCATCTTTTGATGTCATTAATGTTTTAGCTCCAACTCTATTTGCAACAGTTCTATAAAAATCAAAATTATGAGTTAATATTATTATATTGAATAATTTTTCTTCTATATTATATAATTTATCTTCTTTTATATCCCTAAGATATTCTACTATCGCATATTTATTTTTATAATCAAATGAATCCGCAATATCATCAAGTATTATAAGTGTTTTTTTATTTTGTTTTTTTATACCCTCTATTTCAAATATAATATTCAATAAATATAATGCTCTTTTCTCTCCTTGACTTAATATATCTATTAATTGATTTTTTTCTAAGTTCTTTTCAGAATCTTTATCTTTATACTTAAATTTCAACGTAGGAGCACTTTCCTTTAATATTACGTCTTCTTGATTTTCTACTTCAACTATAAAAGGAACATTAAATCTACTATTGAATATATTCACAACATTATCCCAGTCAGTTTTTTCTTTTCTTGCTTTTTTTAGTATTTCTTGTATTTTTTCTTTAGAACTTCTATATAATAATACAAGTGATTCAAACGAACTTTTTATATTAGCATCACTATTTAAATAACTAATCCATATTTTTTTCTTTAAATTGTTATAATCAAATAATTCGTTTATAAGTTCTTGATTTATTTCTAAAACTTTTCTTAATTCAGTTAAATCTTTGTTTTTTATCTGTGTATCAATTTTGTCAAACTTAGATTTTAATTCATCATCTTTTAATATTTCTTTTTTTGCTGTTTCAATTAATTCGTTTAGTTCCTTATGACTCTTGATTGTTTGGTTATCATTTCCCATAATTACCTTATACTTAGCATTGAAGAATCCATTAGCTTGTAATTGTTTGCTTATAACACTTGCATTACTATGATTAAATATTCCCTTTTTAAATAAAAGAGATTCTGACATGAGTTCATTATATTTTTTCATATATTCACTAAGCAATGTTTTTACATCTTCGTTTTCTAAAAATTTCTTTACAGTATCGTTAATTACTATCTTATATTTTAAATACGATAAATCTTCATAGTCATTTGTATAATTATCTGTATATATCTTATCTAGTGTTTCCATAATTTTTTTATGATTGCTAGTAAAGTCATATGAAAACTGACCTTCTACATTTTTTGCAGTTAATCCTGATGTTTTAGCTAAAAATTTTAAAAGTAATTCTTTACTCGATTCTATACTTTTATTTATTTTATCATATTCTTTTTTTAATTCTTTACTTGCTAATAAACTTGTAATTTTGTCAGACTCAAAAGTTTCTCTATATGACTCAACTATAAAAATTTCAGACTTATCTAACTGTGAATTATCACTTTTGTTTATTACTCTTTTTGTTTCTCTCTCTGGAAAAATCCTATCTTTACTTGTTCTATCTTCTTTTAAATCTAATAAAGTCCTTGTAAATGAAGTTTTCATAGTTCCATTTGGTGCGTAAACTACAAAGGCGTTGTTTCTATTAGAAAATTTGAAATCATAATCTAATTTATTAATACCGTAGCAATTTTTTAAATCTATTTCTATTTTATTCATAACCAAATCCCCCTCTTATTAATTTTATCCATATTATACCATTTAATCGTATTTTAATACATATTTTAAGATTTGTAGTTTAAATGTTTTAGAACTAATACAAACTTTATAAAAGTACAATTTTAATTATCACATTACATAGATTTAAAAGGTGGTAATGAGATTACCACGTTGGTATGAAACGTATCGGTGAGGTCGATATGTTGGTGTGCATGAGATGCACACGTTAGTGCTTATGAGGTAAACACGTTGGGATATAGCATAAGAATATAACGCATTTAGTAAATATGGTAGATGATGAATAAAAGCTGACTTACACAATATGTAACTCAGGTCAAAACAGAGATGTGTGGTTTTTATCAGAATATGGTTTATATAGATATTAAACGTATCCTTGAAACGGATACGTTAGTGTGTATGAGGTGCACACGTTGATAGAAACGTTAGGATATGTTAAGGAAAATAGGAACACATTCAGAATATATTCAACGTATGAGAACAGAGAAATCAACTTTGATTTTTCAAAGATTTATAAAATAGACCAAGTTTTAACCAACGGAAAAGTTCGTTCGTTAGATTATTGGAAGTAATCAAGATATGAAGATACAAAAGGAGAGTTTAGAAGAGAATACTTAGTATCTAAAAAGGGATGCGATAGATAAGATAAATAGAATTTTACTAAACGGAAAAGTTCGTTCTCAAGATTATTGGGTTGAAGATTTTTGGTGAAGCCAAAGTTGGTTCGGCTAAATAAAATAGACGAAGTTTTGAACAACGGAAAGATTCGTTCTTCAGATTATTGGGTTGAAGATTTAGACAGCACAATTTCGTTTATGTCTAATGAACATAAACCAGTCATACCAACGAATTGAGTGTTTTTTTAAAATCAATTTTAAGCTTTATCAGTATAAATACAAGGCAAACTATTTACAAGAAGCTTAGAATGGAATATAGAGCTTCGCTATTTATCAAAATATTATACAAACTAAACTCATTTACTTTGAAGTATTATAAACAAGAAAAAGGGCTATAGATATACAAATAAATGCACACCTATAGCCCTTTATACTACTTACTTAATATAATATCTTTTAAATCATCTATATCATCCTTCATAACTTTTACAATCTCAAAACTCTTAGCTTGTTCTAAAATTACATCTTGATTCTTAGATATAGTATCTTGATACCTTAATTCTCTTTTACTATTTTCTGTCATTACATAGAATAGTAAACAAGTGAATATAGCTCCTACAAAGCCATACTCACTTAATATCATTTGAAAAAATTCATTCATTTTTGCTATTTACCTTTCATTTATTATCTTATAGAACTTACTATACTTTTTACAACTTCATCTTGAGCTTGCTTAACCATTTTTTCAACTTGTGGCATTATATCTTCAGATACATTACCTTGAACAGTTACCAATGGTTGATTGAAGTTTACCTCTATTGTCTTGTTGTTGTTATTAGTTGTATCAGTTCTTAATGCAGAAGGATTATATCTTTGTGAGCTATAATCCAACTTAGGCATATCTAAATTTAATTTACTGTATATTCCATCTAAATTACTAAAACTATCTATAGCTTGCTGTAAATTAGAATTTAAGTCATTTTGAATTATACCACCTAATACTCCAAATGCTTCACCACTCTCGTTTAAGAAGTCAATCATAGTATCTTTTAAACTAGTAACATTTCCATCTATATCAGTAAAAGTGTTATTGCCTAAAGCATTTTTAACCATATCTGCAATGTTAGAAGCAGACCATTTATTTTCTAAATCTTTAATAGATTGCTCTGTAGTATCTGATAATCTATTTTTTTCATTGTCATACATTTTATTAACTGATTCATCTATATTACTTTGAACCATATCTTGAAGTTTATTCTGTTCTTCCTTCATTTGAAGCAATAATTCTTGTAACTTCTTCTGACCAGTTAAAGAACTGTCTCTAGTTGCAATATCTATTTTACTTTGTAACTTTGATACAGCATCTTGTTGCTCTTTTAAGTCATTTTTATAATCTGCTTCTTTTCTTGAATCATTGTAAGCTTCTTTTTCTTTATCAAATGCTTTTAATTTAGCATCAAGTTCTTCGTCAATTAATTTTTTTCTATCGTCTAGTTGTTTTTTATAAACAGATGTAATTTTATCTTCTATTGAATTAATTACGTTAAGTTGGTCTTTATAAGAAGCTTTAATCTGATTATTAACTTCTATTATATTACCTTCATATTCAGGTATTTTATTTATTAACAAATCAAGATATTCAGAAATTAATTTTTCAGCTCTTTCGTACTCTTTATTTTGTTCTTTAAGTTTAACTATCTGTGAATCATAGTTAACAATATCTCCGTTTTCTCTAAAATTAAAACCAAATTCTTGTAATAATCCTTTAGTATTATTCATTTCATTCTTAGCATAATTTTGCATCTTTTGGAATTGTGCTATTTGTTTATCATAAAGGTCTATTTTATTCTGTATTAGTCTCTCTTTATCAGAACCGAACGCATTTTCCATTAAAGAATTTGTTTTACTTAGTTCATTGTTATATTGTTTAACTTGCTTATCCATAGAAGTCCACATAGCATCAAAACTTAGTTTTCTTAATTCATCTTTTAATAAGATTGCTTCTTTTCTAGCATCCTCTATTGCTTTATTAGAATCTTCAATTGCCTTTTTATTATCTAATATAGATTTATTTATATTAAGAAATTCATCTTGTACTTTTGGTAAGTCAGTAAAAGCTACTTTTATATATTCTTCTAGATACTTTTTAGTACTAGCTAGCGATTCATTATATTTATCAGATTTATTTTTAGCTTCCTCGTAGATATTAGATAACCAATTCTTATGACCTTCATCATCGCCTTTGTAATCGTTAGATGCTTTCTGTTTATTCTCTGCAATTTGTTCTAATAGTTCTGACTCTTTTTCCATAGCAATTAATTTTTCTTCATAGTTAATTAAATTACCATCTTGATTAAATTGGAATCCTTCATTACTTAAAAATTTTTTATAAACAGATAACATCCTTGTTAGTTTATTCTCTAAGTTTTTCTGTAACTCTAATTGTTCTCTGAATAACTTGTTTTGTTCTTCTAAGTATTTAATCTTTTCATTTCCAATAGCATTATCCATTTTCTTATCAGTTATAGAAAGTTGATTATTTACTTTTTGTATTACAATATCCAACTCTCTTAATAAGTTAACGTCATATTTAAAAGCATTATTTATGTCAGAGCTCCACATTGCTAAATTAGAGTCCATTGCTTGACTTGTAGTTGCTCCAGTAGTCATTGGAGTTTGAACTGGAGTTGTAGAATCACCAGTAGCCATTGGAGTTGTAGTTGCTCCCGTTGTCATTGGTGTTTTAATTGGATTAATATTTACTGGAATAGGTGCTTTTCTTTTTATAGGAGCAGAATTTAACTTAGATACATTACCAGCACCAGTTACTCTTTTACCAGCACTAGCAGGTGTTGGGCTACCTTGTGTGCTGTACTTTGTAACTACTTTAAAAGTCGTTGTAAATGTTCTAACAAATCTACTTACAAAACTACTTATATTATTTTTTAATCCAGTTACGTTCTTACTAGCACCAGCAGTATTAGCAGTAAAGTTTGTTTTCTTAGTCTTATTACCATGTTTCCTGTCATAGTCAGACATATTACTTTTTAATCCAGTTACGTTCTTACTGGCTTGTGCAGTCTCTACTGATATTTTAGATTTAGAACTCTTACCGTTAGCATTCTTAACCTCTTTATTTACTTCTTGAACCTTTTGTTTACTATTTCCAGTATCTACAGCAACCTTAGATTTAGAACTCTTACCGTTAGATGATGCTAATTCTTTAGTTACCTCTTTAACTTTCTCTTTGCTATTACCAGTATCTACATCAACTTTAGCTTTAGTTTGTTTAGGTACATCTTCAACATCTTTCTTTACGTCTTTTACTTTATCGCCGTTATTTATTTCGGCTTCAACTCTAACTCTTTCTTCATTAGGAAGTGATTTAAGTAGCTCTTCTAATTCTTTTGGTGGCATGTTGCCTTTTGTTGCAACATCAGTTATTAAAGCTACTCTTTTTTCAACTGGAATATTAGCTAATACATCTTTAATGCTAGTTGCTCCGACTAATGCTTGGTAATTATCTGCTTTAATATAAGTCTGAATTTCTTTTGGTAATTGCTCGTATAGATTATATACTTTTAGAATTTCAGATTCAGATTCTATACCATTACTTTTTAATTGAGTTACAACCTCTTTTGGTATCTTATCAAATGATTGAGTTATATTAGCAGTACTAGTATTAGCATCTGTTTCCATGCCTTTCCAATGGGTAGCACTTTCATTTCTAAGCATACTTATAACATCTACACCGTTCTTTTCTAATGTAGACATATTATTCATAACTGTATCTTTCATTTGTTGAGTACTCATAGAACCATCTAAATTTATTCCATTAAATACAGATTTCCAAGTTGAACCCATAGAAGTTAATTGAGTTAGAGTTTCTTGATTCATACTTCCAAGTTGCCCTACTACATTAGAAACGGCTTCATCCATCCCTATTTTACTAGAATCTTTAATACTATTAAACATATCACTAGCACTTTGTTTTACTTGTGTAGAACCATCTGAAACATTTCTATTGATTAAATCCATAGCTTTAGCTACATCTTCTTTAACACCGTCTAACTTTCCACCTTTATTCATACTTTCTAAGTTGGCATTAAACTTTTTAGAAGCATCATCTTTAGACATACCTTCATATATACCTTCGAATAACATAGCCATAGTATCAGAAGTACCTCTTAATATTGTTAATGAATCATTGTCTAATTTACTAAAATTGTCTGCAAATTTTTTCGAAACTTGGCTTAAATTTTTTTCAGTAACATTAGGTAACTCTTTAAGAGCCATATCAAATGCACTTTTAACACCAGTTAATTTTTCTTTTGTCGTATTCTCTAATAAATCTAATGCTCTACTTGATTCCATGCGTGTATTAGACAAAGCTTTAGCAGTATTATTTTCTACACTAGCCCAAGTTTCAGACATTATATCGTCTACTTTCCAAAATTCACCACTGAAAATAGCACTTATACCTTTAGCTACTCCACCAACTAAAATTAATAAATTACCAAATGTTAATTGAAATTGACCTGCTATACCTTCACATACTCCACCTATCACACTTCCTACAACACCGAATTTATCTTGTAAAAAGTCTAAAGCAGTTTCAGATTCACCTATCGTACCTGCTAATCCTAATAATGCTACTGGTAATGCAAAAGTAGCAAATATACCACTTAATACACTAGTACCACCAGCTAATGCACCGAATGCAGTAGTTGCTGTTCCAGCTAAATTCATTATTGAACCTAGTCCAATTAAAACTGGTGCAATTGCCATCGCAACGCCTGCTAATTTAACTATAGTCTTTTGTTGTGATTCATCTAATCCACTAAATTTCTCACCTAAGCTTGCTATTTTATCCATAACATCTGCTATAACAGGTAAAAGTATTTGACCTATTTTCTGACCAGTCTCTATTAATCTATTTTTAGCCATAGCTATTTTAGATGCAGTAGTTTCATATCTTACCTGTGCTTCTTTAGTTAAAGCATTGTTTTCACTCCACGCTTTACTTCCTATTCCTAATGCTTTACTAAATAAATCAGATGCACCACTTGCTCTAAGTAATGTATCTCTTAATCTAACTTCTGAAATACCCATACTATCAAGTATTCCGATAGCACTCTGTCCGTTTTCTTCTGCTTTACCTAATCCTTCTATGAATGCCATAATAGCAGTAGGAGCATCTTCTTTAAACGCTTTACTAAATTCACTAGAACTCATACCAGCTACTTTAGCAAAGTTTTCTAATTTTTCACCACCAGTTTCAGTAGCTAGTTGCATGTCTATCATAACTTTTGAGAATGCAGAACCACCTGCTTCGGCTTCTATACCAACACTTGATAACGCAGAAGAGAATGATAATATTTCATCTTCACTCATACCAACTTGACTACCTGCACCTGCTAATCTTAACGCCATAGCAGAAATGTCTGCTTCTGTTGTAGCCATGTTGTTACCAAGTGCGACTATAGTTGAGCCAAGTCTATCAAAGTTTTCTTGTGGCATACCAGTTATGTTCGCCAACTTTGCTAATGCACTAGATGCTTCATCTGCACTTAAATTAGTAGTATCACCTAACTTAACCATAGTTTCAGTAAATCCTAATACATTCTCACTCTTAATTCCTAACTGTCCAGCATTTTCTGCTACTTTAGCTATCTCTACTGCCGATGTAGGCATACGTTTAGACATTTCCATTATGCTTGATTTTAAGCCTTCAAATTTCTTATCTGCTTGTTCTGCACTTAAACCACTTGTATCCATAGTTTTTCTTACACCAGCAAATGCACTTTCTAAATCTAATGCAACTTTAGCAGAGCCTGCACCAACTGCACCTATACCATACGTTAAAGGTAATAAAGAATAACCAGCACTTCTAATTCCATTACCAACATTTTTAAGTGAGTTACCAACTCTATCAAATGGCATTGTTCTTAAAGAATTTCCTGCTCTAATAACACTTGCTTCAGTTTGATTTAATTCTGTTTGATATCTATTTAATGCTTGAGTATTCTGTTCAATCTCATGTTCATTTCTATTAAAATCATCTTTAAGTCCTAATAATTTATTAGACAACTGTTGTGCTTCTTGACTTGTATTACCATAGATAGCACTAACTTGCATTAACTCTTCTTCTACTTGTTGTATTGAAGTTGCTAACTCTAACTGTCTTACACTATTTTGTTGTAATTCTCCACCTAATTTATTTAACTCGGCTTCATATATTGCAATTTTTGCTCCACCTTGTTGTATTTCATTTGATAGTCTTTGCATATCGTTACCAAGACGGTTCATAAAATTACCAGTTCCAGCTAATTCTGCTCCCAGTCTATCAAATTGACTATTTGCTAAATCTGCTCGTTGTCCTACACTTGCTAATCTTTGCTCTATTGTTAGAGTTTTATTAGCCATCTTTTCCATGTCTCTAGTAGCATCATTTAATTCTGTACCTAATCTAGTTAAATGTGAATTAGTTTGTGTTATCTGACTATCTAAAGTTGTCATTTTACTAGCAGTCTTTTGTATTAATTGTTCTTGTTGTTTATATTCTTTAGATGTTCTGCCTAAACTAGTTTCTAATTCTGTAAGTTTATTTCTTTGTCTATCTAATGTTCCATTTAATCTGTCATATTCTTTTTTCTGTGAATCTAATTTCTTGTTATATAATTCAATTTGATTAGCAGAGTTTTGAACTTTAGAATTTAATCCAACGAATGAATTTTCAAATCCCTTAACACCATTACTAGCACTCTTTAAATCTCTATCCATGTTCTTTATCTGTTTATTTATGTTAGAAACTTGACTACTAAATTTTGAATCATTTAACCCAATCCCAATACTTAATTCTGCAATTTCGCCTTTTGTCGCCATTTATAAACCACCACCTATAATTTAAGTAAAAAAATAGGGAATAACCAATTTTGGCTACTCCCTAAGTTAGTTACTATTTATTTTTTAACCACATTCTGTTCCGTTAACTACTTCTCTATTACTATCTTGTTTATCTAAACCATTAAATCTTTTATGAGCATCCCATTGTTTAAAGAAATATTTAGGGGTAATGCTCCAAAAATCATTATTTCTTTTTAATACAGAATAATAAATATATTCCATTTCGCTAAAATCCCAGTCTTGAACTTTCTTATACGGATTAACTACTCCACTTGTTTTTTTTTTATCATCATCTGTAGAAGGTAAACTTGCAGACATCAATTCAAATACATAAGCCACTATTCTATTTTTATCATGTAACTTCATATTTTCAAGTATGTTTTCATCTTTTAAAGTTGGATGACATCTTTTTATTGATTCTATTATTATGTTATTTACAACTAAATAATTTTCTTCTTTAACTTGGTCTAACATTTCAACTACACCGATATTCTTTTTTAACTTTTGTAATTTATGTTGACATTCTGCTATTGCTCCCATGTCTAATCTTGCACTATATGCAACATCATTTATTTTAATTTCTATAATATCATTTATCATTTATTTTACCACCTTGTTAGGTATCTGTAATTCCTTAAAAAAACTATCTACCTTATTTTTGTTACCTCGTTTTGTATCTAGTGTAAAGTAAGTTAATCTCTTATCTAAATCAACAAGTACATCAAATTCTAATACTTGAGTGCTATTGTCCATTTCCCCTTGAGTTGTATGGGCACTATTACTAGGATTTTTAAATATGCACTTATAAGCTACCGTGTATAATTCACTTCCATCTACCTTTTGTCTAGCAAATAGTAAGCTAACAGGTTTTGGGCTATATACATCAGATACATATAATTCCCCATCTCTATACTCACACCCTAATAAATCTGCTTCCTCTTCTAAAGTTAATCCAAGTAAGGTTAATTGCCCTTTCCCAGTTATAGCACTATTAAATCTTATTGCATCAAATCCTTGTCTCTTCCCGTATTGATATTGTTGTTCTAAGTTTATTTCTATATCTAAAGCTCCACTCAATGGTTTTATAACTCCATCCTTGCAATAATGTATCTTATCTAATCCAAAGAGAATTTTATTTTCATAATTAATTTTCATCACCTACTTTACATTTTAATTTTATTGGTGATAGGTTTTGAGAGAACCTATCAAACTCTTATTGAAAACTATTTACTTATTTTTGTAGCTTGAGCACCAGTTGGAACGGAAGTTTTCTTAGGCATTTGAACCTTAGTAAACCAAGCATCAACCATAGTTTGGTCTATATTAGCATCTTTAGTATCAACAGAATAATAGTAGTATCCTTCTGCTAATTCAGGTGAACATGTAAATTCTATTTCTGCTATTTGTTCTTCCATTTCTTCTTCAGTAGTTACTGCATTTATACCAGGAATTGAGAATTGAGAATTATAAACAACAGTTAATATTTTACCTCCATCGGCTTTATCTTGTGAGAATAATAAAGCTAAGTTAGGAGCGTTTGTATTTTTATTTAATGCAAATCCACCTGACATGTTTTCTCCACCAGCTAATAAAGCTTTTTCTGTCATTGTTAATCCTAAAACTCCTAATTTACCTTTACCTGAAGAAACTCTCTTATCTACATAAACTGTGTTGTTGTCTGCATATATTTTCTTTTCAGATGATTCAAATGTTGCTTCAACTGTTTTAGCTCCAAGTATAGCAACTGGAGCTCCAAAAGTACCATCATCTGCAACTTTTGCAACATGTATTTCATTTAATCCGTAAACTATTTTCTCTTTATATGTACCAGCCATAAATTTTACCTCTTTATTTTGCTAACTCGACCATTAGCACCATTTAATTTGTTTGTTTTGTTAACCTTTATAGGGTTTTTGAGTATTAAAAAAAGAACTACTTATATAGTTCTAGTTCCATTCTTTATATATAAAATCAATGTTCTTGCAAAAATGAGTTGTACCAACTAAGTCAGTACATCCATCATATTTGAATCCATTTGATTTCATTGCTTCTTTTATTATCTTGTATTTATCTAAGTGTTTACAAGATTTATCATACCAATAATTTATCGTCACATAGTACAAAGTTGAATTACTAATATTATCTGCTATTTCGGTATCTTGTTCCTTATAAATACTAAAAATAACATAATTATCACTCTTATTTGTACATTCTTGATAATAAGAATTGATACCTAAACCTTTGAATATACTCATTAATTTCTTATTAATACTATCACCTTCTTATTATTGTGATAAATCTTGCACTATTGATTGTTTTATTGCTTCTATTGCTTCATCTTTACTTTCAACAAAACTTCTTTCCATGAACTTTTTCCCAATCATGGATTCAGTTCCAAAGTTTTGTGCATTTCCATATCTAATAACGTCTGCATCTGCATCAATTAAACCAACTTTTATTTTTGGATTAACTCCACCTTTTGCATTGCTTTTGTCTATAGCTTCCTGTAGTCTACCAGTATCAATTGGTACATTACCTTTAATTGTAGATTTCATAATATCAGCACCTTTATTTAGTGCATTTTTAGACATATCACCTTTTGCTTTTTTTTCTAATTTCTCTAATGCTTCCAATACTTTAGATGTATCAAATGTTAATGCCATGTTTACACTATCCTTTCACAAGTTAGTTCCATAAATGTTCTATCTTCAAATGGGAAAACATGCTTTATACTGTATTGTTCATTTTTAAATGTTACTATATCGTCATTAGATACTTTTCTAACTCTTATTATAAACTTTACAACATATTTTACAGTTTCTGAATTTGATGTTATATACTCTTTTGTAGACATATATTTAACTTTTGCTCTAGGAGTACATATTGTAATATGTTGATATTCAGTTCCTCCCATATCATTTACAACTTCTTTTACTGATTGTATAGATATTGGCTCTCTTAATTCACTAGCATCCAACATTATAACCACAACCTATTCATATCAAGTATAGATTTAAGTGCAAAACTTAATTTCTTATCAGTACTTCTACAATCATAGAAATCTGATGTCAACATTAATAATGCAATATTAATAGAAGGTATTTTATCTAGTTCTTCAATAGTTAAAGAAGTATAATCTTGTATATGTCGTTTAGCAGATTTCAAACATATTTTTATAAAATCATCATCATCTTTAAAATCATCTTCTATATTAAGATGTTTTTTGCACTCATTAACACTTAAAGAACTAAAATTTAAATCATCCATGTTAATATCCTCCTATTTATCAAAATATTCAGATGTATCTTTAGACCTCTGAATTTCATTAATCAATGAATTAGGTAATAACTCTTTAATGTCTTTATTTATCTTAGTAGGTTGAATATTAGGAACTATATATTCTTCTGCTAAACCACCATCACAAATTTTATCGCCATAACTTTTAGGAACTTCGTATATTTTACCTTCTACAAAATTACCAAGTGTAGAATGCGAAAAACTTTGTATAATTTTTATTACGATTGAATCAACAAATTCATCCAATATAATCTCACCTCATTTAGTATTACAACTAATTATTTTCTTCTTGTTTTTTTACCTTTTTCTTTTTAACAGTATTTTCACATACTAAATTGCCTTCTATCCATATGTTGGCTATATCTTCTTCTATTTCTATGTGTTGATTTTTTATAAATGAGCCTCTATTAACATCAACAAAACTTTTTAATACTATTACCTTTTTCAAACTCACTGAATCACCCCTTTAATAGTTAATATAGTGGATAAATTAGTATTATCCACTATATATATTTTAAAATTATTTACATTCTAAGAAAGAAACAGCAGACTCATTTAATTTCTTAGAGTCAAGTCTAGCATTAGCTTTTATAGCTACACCATCTTGTAAGAATAATGCAGAAGTATCTTTTTGTATAGTTAAATTCTTTCTTAATCCAACTACCATTGCTTGTTCTAAGTTAGCAAGGAATATAGATTTCTTACCAGCACCACCATCTAATTTATCAACATAGTTGTTTATTATAACTGGTCTACCCATTAATGTGTAAGTAGAACCAAACGCATCATTATTAAATGATTCAACTAATAATGGTCTTTCTTGACCATCTCTTAATTTAGTTAATGCTTTAGCAGTATCATCATTTAATATCCAAGTAGCCATCTGTCTATATTGTATTGGTAATTTAAAGAATACGTCTATTATTTCATCTGTAGTTATAGTACCTGCTACTGCTTGAGCAACTTTATTATCAACAAATGAATTTAATCCTTCTGCTAATGCACCATCACCTTTAACTATTAATTCATCCATAGTAAATGCAAATGATTCTGTTAATTGGTCTTGCATTTCTTTTTCTAAATTATAATCATTGTCATTTAACACTTCTTCTGATAAAACTACTAAATTAGTGTATTTTTCAGCACCTAATTGAACAGTTGCGAAGTTAGATTTTTGAGCAGTATAATCTGCTAATTCAGCAGTTTTTACAAACTTACCTAATTTACCTTTTGCAACTGGTATGTTGTGAGGACTTGAAGTTATTATTTTTCTAACTTGAGCAAATAAAGGAGATATGTATTCCATGCCTTTAAATATTTCTGAAGCATAATCAGTTTGTATTAAATCTTTTCCAACTACAGTATCAGTACCATTAGTTATTGCTCTTTCTTCTAATTTAACTTCTTTACCATCCATTAAATCTTTTCTTAATTCCATATTATCTTCACCTTTTCTTTCTTCGATTTTACTTTCAACTTTAACTAATTTTTGAACCTTTTCTAATGCTCTTATTTCAACATCTATTTCTTCTATTTCAGACTCTTTAGTAGAAAATAATTTAGCATCAAATCCTCTTTCTTCTGTAGTCATTTTTTGCATTTCTAATATTATCGAATTTCTTTTCTCTTTTAATTGTTTTATTTTCATCTTTTACCTCTTATATTTTGTAGACTCGACCATCTACACCGTTTAATTTTAAGCACAAAAATAACACTCTAAATTGAGTGCTTTCTATTTTAATTTATATAGTTTTACTTTAGCATTATAAAAATCTATATTAACTTTATCTTCTTTTGTTGGTAATATATCAGCTAATTCAATACTTCTAGCTTGGACTTGAGTATTATTATAAGCACCAACAGAAACTAATGATATCTCTTCTAAATTTAAATCTGTTATAGTTCTTATCATCATATCATTTTCATCATATGACCATGAATCAGTTACACCATAGAATCCAAATGAAAACTCTCTTAATATATTAGACTTTATTAATTCATAGCAGTCCTTATTAAGTTGCGTATTTGGAAGTTCTGCTTTCATCCATAATCCTTCTTCTCTTTCTTCTAATTGTAAAGTTTCAGACTTCATACTAGCCATCAGATTGTTTGAGTTATGATTGAATAATAAAAATATATCTTTATTGTTATCTTTACTATTTTGTATCGCTCTTTCAAATACACCTTTGGATATTATTTCTTGAAATTCACCAAATATTACTTTAGATTTTTGACCTATAGTATTAACTATACCTTCTATAATCATCTTATTTTCGGTATTATCTATAGCTCTAAGTTCAATAGATAGTTCATTTCTAAACTCTAATTTATTCATTTATTCACCACCTTTTGTATTTTTATTAACTAAATTATTATTAATGCTCTCATTAGACACTAATCTTATTACTCCATCTTCAAGTATCATCATATTTGAAGGTATTTGTAATATATCTCCACCTTTGATAGATGGTAAGTTAAGTTTCTTTCTTGATTCATTAAGAGTCATTAATCCACTATTTACAGCAGTTTTAAGATATTCCATTTGCTCTTTAACAGTCATTCTTAATAATTCTTCTGCTTTAAATTCAAAGAAATATCCTTGTTGTTTTTCAACTTCTGTTAAGAGATACTTATTAAAGTTTTCTTCAATCAACCTTATGTAAGGATTTAATGTTACAGTTAAGAATCTTAAAGCTTCTTCTTGACTATTATTGTAACTACTTGAGCTGTCAACTAGATAACTAAATGGTATATTTAATAATGATGCTATTTGTTTAATTGTAAATTCTTTGCTTTTTATTAATTCTATCTCGGCAGGCTTTAAATTGAGTTGTTTAAATTCTAAGCCCTCCTCTAATAGTGGAGTTGCAGTTTTATCAGAACCTGTATAGAATTTTTTCCAACTTTCCTTTAAATTTTTCTTTGCAGTTTCACTTAACTTACTAGCACTATATAAAAAACCTTTTATATTTACACCAGTCAAATTAGATAATGAGAATTTACTTTCTTCTTTAGCAATATTTATTAATTCTTGACCAGTTTCTAATATGCCTGTGCCTTCATAACTTCCACTATCCTTGTTATCTTTAATTAAATTTATTACTTCATAATGTTGTGCTACAATATTCATTTCAGAATTATCTTTAAATTTATATTCATAACCAATAGAACCATCATTATATTTAATCTTTTCAACATTCATATCATTGTAATCAATATATTCTAGTCTTTTTATAGTACCTAAATTATCTTTTTTAATATAAATGTATCCATTTCCTTTTAGTATTAAGTTTTTAACTATGTTGTACTTCAAGTTCATAGCAGTAGTCGTATTGTTTGGACTAGCATTGAGTAAGTAATTTCTATCATCATTAACTTTGAGTCTTTCACCGTTTTTATCTCTTTTATACAGATATATCGGTAGTGTTGCAATAGAATTTCCTATCAAATTTATGCCTGAATTTAAGGCTACTATCTTTTTAGCATCTGCTTCTTTAATGCTACTAAATTTAACTCCATCAGTTTCAGTTACTGTACCATTAGTTAAATCTACATCAACACTACTAACACTACTTTGTTTAAAAAAGTCACCTAATAATCCCATTTATTCACCTCCTTATATAATAAATATTCCTCTATCCTCATAGACCGAGGTTTCTTCTATTTGTTCTATTAATGCAAACCCATTTAATAAGCTTGCTAGCAAGTCTATCTTTCCTTTACTCGCTTTTTTAGCAACCATAGTTAATTGTTGTGCGTTTGTAATCTCTCTTGCATTTGCAACGTTTAAAGTGAACAAATCATTCTTTACATATGCAAATTTCTCAGTTAAAACTGATTCTTTCATTAGCTTACATGCAGGGTGTAATGTCATATAACCTTGAGCTACTTCTGTACACTCAAGTCCTGCATCCTCTAGTTTTGATACTGTACTTGAAGCATTATATTTGTCATAGCCAACCATTTTTACTTTGCAACCTAATTTATTTTCTATAGATATAATAAAATTTTCTATGAATCCATAGTCTATAATTCCTTTGTTGCCACAGCCGTAGCACCATCCTCTTCTTATGTACTCATTGTAAGGTACTTTCTCTTCCTGAGTCTTAACCTCAATTTTAGATGATGGAATAAATCCCCAACTTTGAGCTACATATTTCTCTAAATCATAATCATAAGCAAGAATAGAAATAGCAGTGTTATCGCCACTCAGAGCCAAATCAAATGATAATACTACGTCTTTATTAGACCAATCATAAGTATCTATTTCACATTTCTTTAAGTCATTTATGTCTATAAATACATCTTCTTTTTTACAACTTACAAATATATTAAGATGTTTAGTCTTAAAATTGGTAGTCTCAGAAGGCATTTCTATTGCTTTATTTCTCATCTTAAATAGTTCTTCTAAATTTTCAGAGACATCTAAAGCAAGAGGATTTGCTTGATATAGAGCTAAATCGTTAGTCCAATTTTCTGTATCATCAGGCTTATATAGCAAAGCAAACACAGTATCATCTTCTATAAGACCATCTAATACCTTTTCACAATACTCAACCTCTTCAACCATTGGATTTACTTGAGATTCATATGCTGTTGATATCAGAACTCCTGTCCTATTTAACATGTTCATTTGAGAAGACCTCATAGCTGAGATGGGATATCTATTTTTTAGTGCACCTACCTCATCTGCAACAAAAACATTTGCTTTTCTACCATCCATTCTGTTAATTGAGTTAGCTAATGGAACAAACTTATTGCTAGTTAGATTACAAAGTATATCCGTATTTCTAATCTTGAATCTTTTAGTTAATGCAGGACTTGATTCTAATAATTTTGCTACTTCTTCTTTAACTATTTTAGATAACTCTCTGTCAGGAGCTACTGAAAAGAACTGAGAATACTTCGGCTCTATTATCATTAGAATTAAAAAAATAAGCCCTATCAACATGGACTTACCTGATTTTCTAGCTATTAATAATACTGAAGTTTCATATCTTCTCTTCTCATGATTCTCTTTATATTTCCAACAAAGCATGTTAATTAAAAAGAACCATTGGAAACCTACCAACGATTCATATACTGGTGTACCTGCCTTAAGTCCATCTGCCATATTAATTAATTTTGTTATACTAGTTATTCTTTCTAATTCATCTTCATCAATAAAATATTTGCACTCTTTATTTTCTATATCATTTATAAACTTTTTACATTGTTTAATAATGTATTTTCCTTGTTTTATAGAAGTGTTATTGAGTTTTATATTATTATTAACTACATCTAAAGCATATTTGTATGCTGGATGTTTATAAATACTCATATAATTACCTCCTATTTTTATTTAGTACTTATTCCTACTAGGTATTTTATTTGTTTAATATAGCTAATAATGGGTCATTTCTATCATCTTCAGCATTAGTATTTATAAGACTTAATTTAGCTCTTGATGAAGGACTTAATCCTATCTCTACTAAATACTGTTTGTATATAGTGTTATATTGTCTATATACTTTCATAGCAGGATGTTCAACTATATTCTCTGAACCTCTGTCAGATACTTTTTTTATAAACATACCTTCTTCTATAAGTATATTGTTTGCTTGTGCCATCTTAACATAAGCATCTGCAATTATGGCTACAACTGGTATATCTATATTAGTTATTATTTCAGAATCTTTTAACTCTGCAATTAATTTCTTATACTCTTTCTTTGCATCCTTACATAGCCACTTTGGTGCAATATGTACTTTATCAGTTGAGCACTTTAGCCGTTCTTCATTTTCTTTTCTTTGTTGTATTTCTTCTTTAGTTCTATGTCCAGTTGCTAACGTAACTGGTTTGCTCTTAGCCATCTATTATTCACCTACCTTTGTTATGGGGGTTGAAAATCTCTCTGTGGGAATTTTGTGTAAGCGAATCACCCCTTGTCTGTTCAACCCCCTTAGAAGCGAATGTTAGAAGCCCATACCCCTTCTCTCATTACTTACTCTTCAACTCTTCAACATAGCTTACAACCTCATTTAAATTCATGCCTTCTATTTGTCTATGATGTTCTCTACATACAACTAACAAATTAGATTTATCAAACATTAATTCATCGTTATCAATTATCTTAGTTATGTGATGAACTTGTATATCTGTATAATTTACTATTCCTAACTGCTTGCATACTTCACAACAGTAATCATTATCTTTTAATACTTCAGTCCTTACTCTTTTCCATTTTCTAGAGTTATAGCATTTGTCATATTGTTTATTATATTCTATCTTATACTTACGTTCATGATTAGTCTTCGCATGACAGTCATACTCTCTCTCGTGTACTTTTAAACAATGCTTACATAGTATCTTAGGCATTATAATCACCTACTTATTAGCTTGTATATATAAATCTAATAGCAATTCTAAATGTTCTGCATCTAACTTATATAAGTCTTCTATCACTAAGCTCTTTCTGTCTCTTATAGAGTAGTACATCATATGAATAATAACTACTAAGTCTTGTCTATTTAAATCATCTCTAAGCTCTTCTATACTAATGTCTAATGCTTCACATACATTAGCAAAGACATCTGCATCTACAGCTCTGAAGCTATACACATCTTCATTCAGTATGAAGCATGTCTTGTTATTACTACTCATAAGTTATACCTCACTCTCTGTGTCTTCTGTATCTAAGCAGAGTATCATATCATATACCTCTACATCACTTATAACCCTTAAAAGAATACATATAATAATACCTAAATCTTCTTCTCTTAATGTTATATCTTCTTTCTGCATCTCTTCTTTAATTAGAAGAGTTAGTTCTTTTATTGCTCTGTTCATTTACTTTCCTTCTCTTCTAATTTATTTAATTGGAGCTAGTGATAGGAATCGAACCTACAACCTATTGCTTACAAGGCAATTGCTCTGCCAATTGAGCCACACTAGCATATTGTTTATTGGATTATATTAGATTGTAATTAGATTGAATTGTGTTATTGAATTGTTAGGAGATAGGAGCTGAAAGTAATCAACTCCTAACATTATAAAAAAATATGTAAAACTAAAAATAAGAATTGGAGGATATGTAATCTACCTCTTAGAACTCTCTATACTCTATCTAGCTTGTGAAAGAAGGTAATAGAATAACAATGTATAGAGAACTCTAGGAGATAGACTATATAAAAATATAGTCTATTAAAAATAATTAACAAAAATAAATAACAATAATTATTCGGTTTGTATATATAGAAATACACCAATCCTCATTGGTCTATATCTATCATTGGTATACTTACATACTCGTATAGGTTTACCTATTTTCCATTTATGTAAACTATTATAAACATAAATAATTTACATAAATTACACACATAATAGATATCGCAGTTATAGCAAGTGGGTTTGGAGAAGGTAAAATATGTCTTACAGATAAGCAGATAGCAGAGATACACAATATGGAAACAAAAAATGTTAGAGCTAGGATATCTAGCAACATAAAAAGATTTAAAATTGGAATATATTACATAGATTTAAAAGGGGTCGTTCAGAACGACACGTTGGTAGAAACACTGGGATATGCTAAAGCAAGTGTTACTCAAGCCAATAATATATATCTTCTAAGTGAAAGAGGATATGCAAAATTAATAAAGATTATGGATAGTGATAAGGCTTGGGAGATTACATAGATTTAAAATCAACTATCGGTGAGAACGATAGTGAAAAAACGTTGAAATTACTAAGGTATTCATATGTATCTATTAGAAATGCTAGTAGTATATATCTGTTGTCTAATGTAGCATAAAAGAAATACTACTAATCTATTTTCCTTTTGACTTATCAAAATAGTGAAGCTCTCAGTGCCATTCTAAGCTTCTGTAAACTAACACTAATGTATTTGTACTATGTATTCATAGGCTAACAAGCTTGTTCCAAGCTCACTAATCTTAATCCTTCTTTTAGAATATTCTTACTTGCATTTATATCTCTATTTATATATTTAATCAAGTGCTATTTTTATATTTATACTACTTGATTAAATATATATATATCTTAATTAATATATTAATTTTGATAAACTAAGATATTTAATCTCTAATTTGAAATATATTTTTCTAAGAAAAAATACCTACATGTATTAATTTCTTGTTTACATTTAGGACAGATAACATCCCAATAGTTATAAAACATATATTTTTCAGGTTTATTGAGTTTAACGACTTCTTTACAATTTTCACAAATTAGATTTAAATTACCATCTTTGAAACTTGATATTATATCAGCAAAATCTCGTGTACTTTCTTCAACTCCAAAGAACTTTCCCATTATTAGTGAAAAGTTATACTTTTTACTAGTTTCACTTATACTTCTGAAATACTTGTCAAATATATTTTCAACAACCCCTAGAGTATGTAAAAGTAATGTTGGCAGTTTACCGTATAAGTAACTCCAGTATTCATCGTAATCATTCATATCATGATATATAAAATTAAAACTTCTAGATTTTATTTGTCTTCCTGTTGTAACTAGGTGAGTAGCTTTATTCCAAACTAACTCTAGGCTATTTGGACTATCATAATTATATCTGATATCATAAATTTCTTGCTCAAATTCTTCGCTCCTGAATGCATTTATAAATCTATTTTGAGATACATTATATTTTACTATTTGCTCGACATAGTTTTTACTTAAACCACTTCTTCCCATAGCATATTTGTCTATCTCTTCATTATAAACTAGGTTACTCAATTCGCTATCATTAAATAATATCCACTCAATATATAATAAATTATCTTTAAATGGCTTTCTTAGTAAATCACAAGCTATAGTTATTTTTCCTCTTTCTAAATTTGATAGTACTTCATGAATATAATTTAAAAAATCTCCTATTAACCTCATAGATAAATCTTTACAAAATATTGTAGTAAACTCATTATCTCTTCCTGAGTTCTTTAACCATGCATATACATCTTCACAATCATCCAATATATCTGTATTTTCTTCATTAGTTAAATCTATTTTAGTATTTATTAAATCTTCATCTACTACCTCTAAAAATATAGACATAATTACATCGTGAAGATACCAACATAAATTTTGATTTGCCCAATACTGTTTTGGTAACTTACTATAATCCCTGTTTATTAATTCTTGATTTAATTCCATAAAAATTCCTCCATCAAACATACTATATTACTATATATTTTAACATAATTTTACATTTTATTTTTTAGTTTAAATATTTCTCCATTCTGAATTTCTATCCTATTTTTTAACTCTTTATTTTCTTTTTTTAATTCTTCTATTTTTAATTCTAACCCTTGATTTATAGCTTCCAACTGACTAATTGTAACATTATTTCTTTTTTTTACACGCTTTAAAGTTTCACCATCACGAACACCTTTAATTTTATCAGCTATTTCAGGATATTTATAAATTGTTACTGTTGAAACTCCAGCTCTTTTTGCAACAGCTTAATTAAGAGATAAATCCTTTATATATCAATAAGTATCTAATCTTATGTCTAATTAGCTTTACTATGACACTAGTATTAGTCTTGAATTAACTGCGTTAATTCGCTTTACATTCGCTTTGCTCATGTCTCTAATGGTTTTCATTTTTCATAGGTAGCCCTAAGCATTACAAGTAACAAGTCCTTTGGTGTACCCCTTTCCCTTTAGCTTGGTTTGTGCTGACTTACACACAGTCCACATAGCCATCAGGCTTCCTTCCAACAACTCCCCTTTTACTACATTGGCAACGTTGATTCCTACTAAAGAATCTTGTTACTGAAGTCTTAAAAGGTTTTCTATTACAACTAGTGTGTCTAACAACAAACTCTGAAGAGTCTTCTAGACTCACTAATTCATATGTGTTATGTGTAGCTCCTTTTATTCTAGCATCCAACTCTTCAAAAGTTATGCTAGGTCTACCTTTTTTAACGCTATCACACTTGCTACAATGGACTGTACGACCATTTGTAAAAGTCGTAGCCCTACTATACCTTTTAATTGCACCACACTTATGCTCAAGAGCTACAGGACTTCTCTTGTCTGTAAACTCTAATACAGTCCACTCACCTTCACCATATTTTACATCAACCTCTTCTTGAAAATCTTGCATATCTATTATTTTATTTGCCATTTTACTCATCTCCTTTCTTAACATATCTTTCATTCATAATTTTTATTGCTACAAGTGATATAATAAACCCACCTGTTAATGCTCCCATAAAAGACATAAATCCTGTCATAAGTATACTCATGCTACCACGCTCTTAGTTGTATTTTCCTGATTTTCTACTTTTTCAAGTTCTGAAACCGTTGGTATGACTAATGTTGAAAAATCAAAGTTCCAGTTTAGAACTTTGTTCTATTTTGACCTGAGTGTGATACTATCGCCTTCAGCTTTTCATTTTCATAAATATTTCAAAATAGATACAATATATAAAACTTGATGAATCATTTATAGTGAACCTTTTTTTTGGAAAACTGTATATAAGAAATCCAAAATTTTAGTTCACCTATATTATTTATATTATCAAGTCTATAAATAAGTATTACTCATCTAAAGAACTGACTTGCATTTGATATGTTGCTATGTGACCTCTAAACTCTAACAGAGCACCTTTAAAGCTTTCTAAGTCTCTATCAAGTTTATTCTCTTTGTATGCTTTTCCATACTTAATCATATCTTTATGGTTTTTTTGAGTTAAAAGTAATAACTCCATAGCTTCCTTTACATGCTCGTCATCCATAAAGTCTTTGCTCTTAGTAGTTAGCTCACTTAAGTCTAAATCCTCAGTTCCACCAAAAGCTTCAGCTAATCCTTTGAGATAATCATTATCTATATCTCTTGTCTCTCTTATTGTACTATTTGGTCTCTTGTACTTATTCATTTCATCGTTGATACATTCTAGAAGTGCTTGAGTAATGTATCCTCTAGAAGTGTTTACACTCTCTTTCATCTTATCTAGGCTTTTAAACTCAACATCATATTTCTTACCTGATTTATACTTTTCATCAACATCCATTGTAGTCTTGTTATCTTTCTCAGTAACCTTAGCTATCTGTACTCCTTGGATATTGTTAACTACTACCTCGGTATCCATATTCTTATTGCCTATTCCATCTAAGATTTGGTTTAAAGTGTTGTTGCTAATTTCATTTGCATTAACATTAACTTCTATACATTCTTTAATTCTATCCTTAGTCTCTGATTCAATGTAATAACTATCAAAGTTAACATCTAGCTTTTCTTTGCTACATCCTACTAATGATAAAGACAATATTGCCATTGCCCCTATTGCTACTTTTTTCCTATTCATAAAACTCATTCCCCCCTATTTACTTATAATTTTATATATAATCTCTCATCCTCAGTAGGTATTATACCAAATTTTTCCTTATTTTGTCTTGTGAATTAGGAAAACCATCTAATTTAGGCTTTCTGTTCTACTTCCTATACTTCATCTACTTCAAAAAAAATTAAATACTAGAAGAAGGGTGTTATTATAAGGTTTTATAAAACTTGATGATATGAAAATGGTGGTTTGAAAACGGTGTAGAAAGATATAGAGATGTTTTAACTTTAAATGACAAAAACTACTACTCGAAAACGGTGTAGTAAGTGTAAGGCTAAATTATTTTAATTTCAGAGGTCAAAAGTACCATCTCGTGTACAAGATTTAAGTATAGAGATATTTTAAAAAAATAAAAAAAAGTTTGTAAGTTTTTATTTGAAAATGATAAAAATGAAGATTTAGTTTCGGTGTATTAATATGTAAGGATTAAAAGACTTGAAAAAAGTTATAAACTTTTGTCAATGTTAGTCAAAAACTACCATTTTGGATTGTACTTATAAGTGTAGATGAATTTTAAAAAAGTTAGTCTTAAACTAAATAAAATTTTTACATCTATAAAAATGGTATTAACATAACGATTACAAATTTGAAAATGATAAAAATGGTGTTTTCGTGTCGTAGATAATATTAGATAGGAATTTTTAAAAAATAAAAAAAAGTTTGTAAGTTTTTATTCGAAAATGATAAAAATGAAGATTTAAAAATGTACTTATAAGTGTAGGGGTTAAAAAAGAATTAATATTAATCTTAATAACCCCTACAATATTTTTTAACTTTATACATATCAAAAAGAGATAAATAAAAGGAGGATTTTACAAATGAACATATTACAACAAGCAAGACTTAGACAGAGTATGTCTAGAGTACAAATGGCTGATAAGCTTGGATTAAACACCCAAACTATTTATCAGTATGAATCAGGAAGAAGGCTTTTAAGAGCTTGTGAGATACTTACAGTAGCTAAAGCCTATGGAATGAATAATGAAGAGATATTAATTTACTTAGAACAAGTCCAAGCCTAGTAGTAGAGATTTAATAAAGAACTAAAAAGTTGAACATTAATTTTTTGGTATAGTATAAAAAAAAAAAGAGTATTATACCAAAAAATTAATGTTCAACTTTTATAAATGAAAAATAAAAATAAGAAAAGGTAGGTAAATTAAATGAAAATTGAAAACTTAACACAAGGACAAGTATTAAAGAATTATAAGGAGTTATGTTCGGTATTAGAGGTTAAAGAGAAAGCAGGTAATAGTAAAAAATCCCAACTAAAGGAGCTTGATAGATATGTTAGAAATCATAAAGAAGGCAATAAATTTGTTATTGATGAGATTTATGAAGTTGCTCACGAGAAAACTAGAAGTGATAAAGGGACTACAAGAGATGAGTATAACACTATAAAAGAGCAATTTAAACCTCTTATATATGGCTTAGTTGTCAGTAAACCAAACAACACTTATACTGGTAGCTTCAACAATTGGATGGAGTATTCAAAAATTACAACTCAAGCTTGGGGTTATATGAACAGAAAATTCAATGAAGGTCAAATTACAAATAAAGACATCAATGATTTCTTTAGAATCGAAGGAAAAAGTTTAAATTACATGTTCCAAAGTGCTCTAGATAGTATGGTGAATGAAGGCTCTATAGTTAAATACGATGTCAGAATAGCAGTAATAGACAATAGAGACATAATTGAGGAATTTGGAAATGAAGACAAAGAAATACCTTTTAATAGTTACAAAATACTAGAAGGTAGTGAAAAAAAGGAAATTGATGATATAGAAGATGAATTACTTAAAGGCTTTGGAGTAGAAAAACTTTCAGATTTAGCATATGGAAGAAAAAGCTCAGATAAAAAAATCAAAGATATTCCTAGAGATTTATTTAAACTAAAGAAGTTTAAAAATGAATTTAATTCAATCCTATTAAAGAAATATGGCTATCATATGTGTTTCAGAGCCACTAAAGTCTGTGCAAATGATGTAAATGAAATTCAAGAGTTCAAAGAAAAATATGGAATTACAGATGATATGCAGAAGGTTGTAGCACAGTGTAAGCAAAAAATATATGAAAGTCGATTAAAAAAAGCAATAGATAGATATGAGAAACCTATAACTACTGCAATAGGCTCTTGGTATGAAACAGATGAGTTGATGAAAGAGCTAAAAGATGAAAGAGACAATAACTTATGTACTTGGAATGGTAATTACAAGAGACACATTTACAATGGAAAATAATTCATGAAAATCAAAAATAATTTCTAAAATATGTTTCATTTAGTAAACAAATCCGAGTATAAAAATATAAAGAAAATTAAACTACTGGGAGGTAAAATGATGAATTTAGAATACTTAAATGAGAAAATAAAAGAAAGCTCATACACAACAATTGAAATTTCAAATATGTTAGACGTATCAAGAACTATTTTATGGAGATACAGAACAGGTGCAGTTCAGATGAGTTTTTCCACTGCTGTAAAGCTAGCTAAAATATTACAAATAGAACTAGAAGATTTAATAAATAAGGAGGATTTATAGAATGTTAAAATATGAAGAATTAGAGAAACAAATTATAGAGCTTAGAGGTAACACAGAAAAAAGAGATAAGATGTATCAACTTATAATGGATATTACAAAAGATGATTTTGATAATATGGATTTATGTAGGAAACTTCTTAAAGGTAAAGACATCAACAAGATGAGTGAGAATAAGCAGGCTCAGTTGTTGAGTAAGATTAAAGGTATATTTGGAAGACAATCATCTAATTGTGATGCTAACTCCTCTTCTCTACTGAACTGGATAGAATACATACAAGATTAAAATTAATAAGAATTAATAAGAATTAATAAGAATTAACAATAAAAAATAATAAAAATAATAAGGAGATTAATAAAAAATGTTAAAAATTAATAATTATACAAATAGAAATGGACTATGTGATATGTCTAAAGAAAGCCTTTTTAGAGCAACGATTGATGAAAGCATAATGATAAAAAAGGTATCGAAAATAAAAGGACTTTTGCCTTACAGCAATTACTTAATACTATCTGATGGTAGACTATACAATTTCGAGACAGAAAGATTCTTAACAGGTCGTACTTCACAGTCTAAAAAATACACGATGTCAGGTAAAACTGATGAAGGAAAATCAGTACAAAAAAGTATGGATGCACAAAGATTAGTAGCCCTAGCTTTTGTATTAAATGATGCTCCTGAAGTTAAAACAGTTGCTTCTCATATCGATAGAAATAGACTTAATAATAACTACTCTAACTTAATTTGGATAACTAAAGAAGACTCTCTTAAGAGAAATAGAACAAAAAGATGTAGTTATTCCAACAAAAAGAAAAGAGTTATCGCAGAAGATGTTGTTACAAAAGAAAAGACACTATTTGATTCTATTACAGAAGCATCTATACAGCTTAAAGTAAACAAAAATGGTATTAATAGATGTATAAATGGATACGCAAAAACATCTAACGGATATAGATTTACATTAGCATAATCGATAATAAAATAAAATGGAGGAAATCAGAATGATAAATAATAATAAAGAGGTTTTAACTAAGAGAGTGAGTGAAATTGAAGGATTTGAACATTATACAAATTTTACTATTTTTAGCGATGGTAGATTATATAACGAGATTACAAAGAAATTTTTAAAGGGAAGTAAGTCGAGCGATTATTTAAAATACACACTTTCTCATAGTGGAATACAAAAAAGTATAGAAGCACACAGATTAGTAGGATTAGCTTTTGTAGAAGGTTACTTTGAAGGTGCAGAAGTTGACCACATCGATAGAAATAAATCTAATAATCATCATTATAATCTTAGATGGGTTACTAAGATGGAAAATCAGCAAAATAAAAAATATTTAAACAAGCAAAAAAAGCGTTTCATAATAGCTGAAAAAATCGGCTCTGAAGCACCTCAATTATTTAAAACTATCTTATCTGCTAGTAGAAATTTAAAAATTAGCCACCAAGGAATTTATAAATGTTGTTATGGTACTAGACATACCACACATGGTTATAAATTCTATTTTGTAGAAAGATAGAAAATCATATTAAAATTAGAATTGTAGATTAAAGTTTGCGACTCCTCTACTCTTCTGATTTTAAACTAAGCGTAACTAAAAGTCAACACCAAAAATAATTAAAATCGGAGAAAAAACATGAATAACAATAATAATAACAAAAGAATAAATTTAGAAGTAATACAAGAAATGAGCACTTACAAATCAATAATAGATTATATCGTTGAATGCTCATATGAGGTTAAGGAAGATAATCAGCATGAGAAATCATACAATTCTGTAGGATGGTCTAAAGCATACGGACACTATTTAGTAGCTAAGAAGGTTAAGAAAGAAGACAAACAAACAGATTTAGATATATTATTCTTATCAGCAGAAAAGAAAGCAAGAACAATATTCACTAGAGAACTACAAGCTAACAATGATAATGAAGAATATTCTACAAGAGGTAGATTAGCAGTGCTTGAGATATTAAATAGCATATATGAAGGTAATCACAATAAATATCCAATAAATAAAGATATCAATAAATTTAAAGCCTTATTTGCTACTAAAGAAAGTGTGAATATGCTTGTTGCAAGTATATTAGCTACGATAAAAAACAAGTTCATATCTGAGCTTAGGAATAATAAAACGACTAATATTGAATATAAGAGAGTTTACAATGGAGACGGAACATACAAGGATACTTATACCACACTTAATATGACTACTTTCGATGCTCCTATTACTACTAATGATGATAAGCAAATGACAGCACTAGAATATGCAACAATGAAGAGTATTAATACAAACGATATCGATGCCATGAGTAATTTTGTTATAACAGATAGTAAGCCTACTGAAAGAATAGAAGGCATAACAAAGTATATATCGCAAAATATAGATACACTTACAACAAAACAACAAAAGATTTTCATGGATAAATATAGCTCTCTTGGACTTGGAGAAGAAGAAATAAAGTATGTCCTAGAACACTCTGATATCAAATCTATATCTAAACAACTCTATTCGCAATCTTCTAAAAAGACTTATCGTGATAATATCCAAAAGAACATTATAAATAAATTGAAAGAAGATAAAAATGTAAAAATCGAATTTGATGAAAATGGAAATTTAATACATATTTCTAAACAGTTTAACGAGAAACATTCTAGTATAGAGTCGATACTAGCTTGTAAGGATAACAAATCTAAATTAGATAAATTAGTATCTTACCTTTCAAAAAATGATTATACAGCTAACCTACTAAGTGACGTTATCTACTCTCTCCTTTCAGATGTCTATAGACCTATCGTATCTTATATAAATTCAGGCTTCGTAAGCAACAAGTATGTCTACATAAATTTCAAAGAAGTAATTAAAGCATTAGAGCAAGCAAGAGGTGAAAAATAGATGATATTACTTATAGAAGATTTAAAATCATTTTTTGCAATAGATAATGAGGATAAGGGTCTAAAGGTTGAGAAACTTATAGAGCTTTTAGATAATCCTACAATAGCTAATTACATAGACGAAGATATTGTATCTCTTCTACTAGATGAGGATGCTCAATCTGATAATAGCTTTATAGAGAATATTATAGAGAATTATTTAGATGATATTGAGAATACTCTACTAGATGTTCTGAACAGTTTAGAGAACATTAATGAGTATATAGAGTATTTGGTTTATGACAGAGATAATGAACCTACAGATAGCTACTATGAGCTGATAGACACTAGTGTTGATATAGATGAACTAACAATAGAATAAACATAATTGAGAGTAGGGCTAACTCCCCTACTCTATTTATATTTTTTGATAATAAATTAGGAGAGATTGAGAGGAGAAATATAAGATGTTAATTAAAATAGATGAATTGAGAAAATGTAATACAGTTAAAGACACAATAAATAAAATGTTTGAAATGTGTTATACAACTACAGAAATTATGGATATGAATGAGAACACTGGAAAGAAGGAATTGTATTCAGGTAAGGTTGAAAGCTTTATGGGTAAGACATGTAAAACCTTTGGCTACTATATGAAACATAGAAAGATGGATATGAAGGAAAGAGAAACACGATTTGATACATACTTCAAAGCTTGTGAGAACATATATGTGAAATTATTCAATACAAACATAGAAAAGAATGACATGGAAGAACATTTACAAGAAGCTAGATTGCAAGGACTGCAAGCATTTTATAATTATGTAGAAGACTGCATGAGATTGCCACAAGGTATAGATATAACAACTGTAGATAAGCTATGCGATGTTCTTGTAGATGAAGAAAAATGTGCAATGTTATATAGCTACCTACTGAGGATTGTAAAGTCTACTGCATATAAAAGTTTGTATCAAGAAGGTAAACGCACATCTTCTAGTCGAGATTGTTATAGTAAAAGAGTTACTGTAAATGGAGTGAGAAAAGTAGTAACTACAAAAGTAAAGTCTGTTTCTATAGATAAATACTCACAAGCTGTAGAAGGAAATGAATTAAATAATTATACTCTACTAGATGCTCAGAATGAATCTGAAGGTAAGAGAATGGATGTAGAGGGTAATATATTCACTGAATCTTCATCTACAGGAATATTAAAATACATTTTATGTAATAAAGATAGAATATTTACTAAGAAGCAGTTAGAAAAATTAGAACTTTTACTTAATGAAGGAAAAACGTTTGGTGATGTACATAATAGGAGAAAGTATGAAGCAACTTTTCGAAATAAAGTATTTGAAATATTACAAAATGATAAAAATTGTTATATTGAGAATGAACAGTTAAGACTTAAAAATATAGATTTTATTGATGCAGTAGAAAGTATCATTAATGCCCCTACTCCATTAGAACAATTTAATATAATAAAAGATGTTTTTATAAATAAAAGCGACTTTACTAATACCCTTTTTATAGACCTTATATATGGTCTAGAAGAAGATATCATTTATGATTTAGTATATTGCTTAACAGAGGAAGTTGATGAGAACTGGCTTGAATCTGATGGATTTAATGAAGTTATAGAAGTGTTAGTAAAAGAATATAACTATCAGGTTAAGAATGCTAAATTAATGTATCAATATAATCGTCAGAAAAGGATTAGCAAAGAAGACAAGGTTATAAATTACATAGAAAAGAAATGTTTCTTTGTAGAAGGTCAAAAATTTGGCTTGGCATCTAAAAGCTCGAAGGGTGGAGATTTCATCCCCAATAATCAAGAAATAGCTGACTTTATAAATAGAGTTTATGGTGAGACTTTTGATAAGAAACAAATGAAAGTATTTTTAAAGGATTTTGGATATGACATAAATACAAGCAAGAGAACTGTAAAAAACAATATTCCTTGCTATAAAGTTTTTAGATTAGAAAAATAAATTTTAATTTTAATTTCGAAAATATCGAAGCTCTCATTGCCCCTTACACTCGTCACTCTGCTCCTCTTTATAGTAAAGCTTGCCCTCTAGGGTTTGCACTCCTTAGAAGGCTATAATTCGTTCCATACGAGCTATGCTTGTCTAGAACACCAACTTTTTAAAACTGTGGTTTTAATAATCGATAATAAATAATAAAGGATGGTAATTTTATGAATAATTTAATTTTAAATTTAATGGTGATAGGTTTAATAGTCTCTGCTATGAAGGCTAAAAGTACAACAACTAAGAAAATATTTTTCTACTGTTTATTTTTAGGTGGATGTATTAATTTAGTTTTTTAAATAGTTTGATTGGTAATAAATTTAAGGCGTATAGATGATATTAACATATTGTCTATACGCCTTTTTTTATTTATCTTATGCTTTGTATGTAAGTTTTACCTTTTTCGGTTATTCTTACATAATTAACATCATCTATGAATAGCTTATGTGTTTCAGGTGTATAAGTGACATATCCTTCTTGAGCAAGTTCTTTAACAGCGTTATTAAATATTTCTCTATCTACACCAACTATATTATATGTCACCTTTAAACCAAACTCTAGTTTTCTTAATATTTCTAATTTTAATTCATTCATACTTAACTCCTCTGTTCACTTTTTTTTGCTAGTTATATATTTTTACCACTAATGTATAATTCTACAAAAATATACAAAATCCTTTATTTGGTATATTATTATACTTGTTAAAAAATTATGTTATTATAATTATATAATTTTATTCTAACTAACCAACTTAAAAATTAGGAGGTTAGTATATGCCAGTTAGAAAACGTGGAGACAAATGGTCTTGGTTTATTGAATTAGCTAAAGTTGATGGTAAGAGACAAAGAAAATCAAAAGGTGGATACAAAATTAAGAAGGAAGCTGAATTAGCTTTAATTAAAGCACAAGAGGAATATGAAAATTGTGGTAAAATTACAGTAGAATCTAATATGAGTATGTCTGATTATATGGATTCCTTCTATGAAACTTATAGTCTAGTAAAATTAAAATATTCAACTCAAGTTACTCATGAAAATGCTATAAAGAACTTTATAAAGCCACATTTAGGAGAATATAAATTGAATAATATAACTCCTGCTCTTATACAAGATTTATTTGATGATATGTATAAAAGAGGATATGCAAAGCAATATTTAAAAAAGATACACAATGTATTAAGCAAATCTCTGAAATTAGCCGTATATCCACATGAGTTATTAAAGCAGAATCCTATGCAGTATGTATCGTTAAGAGATTATAGATATAATGATAATGATGAAATAAGCACCATATCTATAAGTAACTTTAAGAAAATATCTAATTATTACAAAGGTGAAGAACATTATTTCTATATTCCTATATCAATAGCTTTTCATACTGGAATGAGACGTGGTGAAGTACTAGCATTAAAGTGGGAAAATGTAGACTTAGATGCTAAGACTATAAATATAACCCATAGTATAACTTATAAGAAAGGTGGAGAATGGGAACTAAACTCTCCTAAAACTAAGACCTCTTATAGAACAATATCAATCGGAGATACTTTAGTTAATATTCTCAAAGAGCATAAAGAAAATATGAATAGATTGCATCCTAATATAGACTTTGTATGTATTAAACCTAATGATAGTGGCAAGATAATAACTGCTTATGATATAAGGTATATGAATAGAGTTACTAGAAGTAAGTTTGGTATGTACTTCTCTATTCATACATTAAGACATACACATGCCACCCTTATGTTAGAAGGTGGTGTTCCTATGAAGGTAGTTTCTGAAAGGTTAGGACATAAAAATATATCTACTACTATGGATATATACACTCATGTCACTAAGAAATTAGAAAGAGATAGTACAAATATTTTTGAGTCTATGTTATAA